GTGCCGTAGGTAGTGTCGTAGATAGTGCCGTAGGTAGTGCCGTATATAGTGCCATCAATATTGCCGTAGGTAGTGCCGTCAATAGTGCCGTCAATAGTGCCGTCAATAGTGCCGTCAATAGTGCCGTCAATAGTGCCGTATATAGTGCCGTCAATAGTGCCGTCAATAGTGCCGTAGATAGTGCCGTATATAGTGCTGGACGTGCATACTTTGGAGGTAGTTTATGGTGTTGGTATAGTAGTTGGGCAGATTATTTTAATGAAGTTTGTGGTATAGAGATAGACAGGAATTACTTAGAATTAAATCAAAGTTCAGGGTATTATTGGTGTTTGGAAGGTGTAGTATTCATGACAGATAGGCCGTCAAAGATTAATTTAGATTTTAACGGAAGACTCCATTCAGAGAATGGACCAGCTATACATTATAATAGAGAGGATACAAAAGATATGAACAAGCTTAGAATCAATCCTAATTATAAACTAGACTTTAATCAGCGTCTACACTCGGATACAGGTTTTGCACTTGAGACTGAGATTATAGAGACTGATCTTAAAGAGATTATAGAAGGTCAGAATTATATGAAGCTGTATTACTGGCATGGATTGCATATTCCACATGATGAGTATGCAGTTAAGGCAAATCTTCCGAAGGATGTATGTGAGCGTCTATTTCATAAACCAGAGACATTAACAGCAGATTATATAGATAGCATCCAGAATCAAGAAGTACAGCGTGCAGCACTAGAAATATTCGGTATTCAGAAATATATGGAAGACTCTCGTGTTACTGTCTTACATACTGACTTCGATTCTATGGGAAGACTTCGTAAGCTAGTCAGAAAAGCTTTACCTGATGGAGAAACACTCACAGGTGTATTTGTTACTAACTCTACACCTAATGGCAGGTATGAAAAGGAAGAAATAGAATGGAGAGCTTTAGATACTTATTCAGACGTACAACAAGCAGATATTAAGAGAAAGTACAGGAATACAGGAGATTTAGTCTCTAAGGATGGTAAGACGTTTGTCAGGAATATCAAGGAATCGGGGAAGTTTATCGTAGATCTAGATGAAAAAGGAAACCCAGTTTATAAAATGTATTTCTTACAAGTACATCCTGAATTGAGACCGATGTGGGCTACAGGAGAGCTTGACAGAGATGGAGATCTGGTATTAGGATATGGAGAACCACAAGAGATGACGTGTCATAATGCTGTCTCTAGTACACACGGGTTATATGGAGATGAGTACTGCCCTGATGTCGAGACTTAATCGAAATGGGAAACACGGTATGTGGAAAGTATCTACTTTAAAAACAAGAGATACTGGATGGTTTTATGATAAAAGTTTATATAGTAGTGTAAGACATAGTGCTTATTTAGTAACGACAGGTGTTGATTACGATATTAATTATGAGGTGAAGAATGAAGAAGATGAAAACACAAGGTAGACAGGGTGATGTACTTATTACACGAAAGGATCATCTAAAGTTAAGACCTGAAACTAAAGCAAGGTTGTTTGGCTTAAATCTCAAGACGAAGGTAGACTTTAAGAAGGAAGGACGGATTATACTAGCTTATGGAGAAGTCAGCGGACATGAACACAAGCTTAAGGATAATTCAGCCACTTTATTATGCAATAAAGATGTACAAGAGACTGTCAAGTATCTTAAGACAGCGCAAGAAGTACCTCTGACACACGAAGAGCACGAAGCTTTTATTATTCCAGCCGAGTCCGATGCAGTAGTAACGATCCAAGTCGAACATCGCCTGAATAAGATCCAACGGACAGCAGACTAGTCGTCTGCTTGGATTGACGGCTGATTGATTCTGCGGAGTTTTACAGCTGACTAATAAGAAGGTGACGATACTTGTACATATGAGACTATAAGACATTAGTGGAAGTCTTTATAAAAACACTTAAAAATGACTCTGAAGTTGTGTACAGGGAAAATAGCCTAGATTCTGAAATCCAGAGCCTTGGGATAATAAGATAGCAGTGCTGTCTAGTTATTCATACTAAAATCTTGGCTCTGGTACTTTTTACCGTATAAAGGCCTTATGAATTATAAACTATACGATACACATACACATAGATATTTAATAGATGCTGAGTCTTTATATGACTTAGTAAAGATAATTGCTCCATTAGCTAATCATACACATGTCAGAGAATTCTGGGAATTTCATGAAACAGTTTAGAGTATCTACAAGACATCGTTCAAGCGGATATGTCGGAGTACTATCTTCAGAACACATATCGGTAGAGTGGCATTGTAGTTTATACGAGGCAGTATGCTTTATGACAACTCACGACGGTATAACAGATAGAATTATAGAGGAAATCTGATGTGGAAAGTTGATTGTGATAATCAATTAGACATATGTGCCACTAGTTGTAGGCCATATTCCAGATACGGTAATTTATATAAAGCTACGATAGCCATTAATTTTAATCATGAGTGTTTTAGAGATAGTTATAGTAATGTTATTTTAATCGGTCAAAACACGGAGTAACTGATGTGGATTCGTAAAGAAGTAGGTAATTTAGTATGCTGGAGTCCACATAAACGGTATTTAATACACCCTATTACTGACAAGACACATCAGAAGATAAATGAAGATCCTGATAAATATAATATCCTGTATAACTCTGATAGATATTATGAAGAGGCCGTATCAGGAACTATAGAACATCTTCCATCAGGATTATATAGACAAGAGACAGTAAATGATAGTCGAGTCTTAGTAGAATTTAAACTAGAGCAGAAAGAAACAGTCTTGACATTCTCGACGAATGAAGAGATAATAAAAGACTTTGAGAAGTTTAAAGCTGCAAAGAAAGTCTATAAAGATCTCGATAACATGCCATATAGATCAGCTATCTTGTTATATGGTCCACCGGGATCTGGTAAAAGTATGCTTATAAGGAAGCTAGTGCAATCTATTAAGGAAGATGACATGATAGTTATATTCTGTAATGATAAAGTGCCTAGTATGTCTTATGTAAAGGCATGGCATACTGATCCAAGACTTAAGATATTCATATTTGAAGAATTTACTAATTCTCTTAGATCTGATTGGGAAGCTGATTCTAATATGCTAGACTTCCTTGATGGCGAGACAGCACTATCTAATATATTTACTATAGCATCTACTAACTATCCAGAAAGACTACCGCAGAATATAACAAACAGACCTGGTAGATTCGATAAGTTTTATGAGATTGCCAACCTAGAAGAAGATGACATTAGGAAGTATTTAAAGCATTTCAATGTCGAAGTAGAGCCATGTCTCTTAGAGCTTAAAGAACTTACTATTGCACAGCTTAAGGAATTACTATTACTGGTTAAAAGAGATGGACTATCGTTTGAAGAAGCTATACAGAAAAATAAGAAGCATATACAGCTATCTAAGAAAGCTTTCAGTAAGACTAAAAAGATGGGATTCTTAGATGATTGACCAGAATATAATGAGTCTAGACATGGAATATAATCAGCCAAGTCAATCTATTATACAGATCGGTATAGCTGTCGGCAATCTTCAGACTGGAGTCATACTAGAATCTGCTAGTTATTATATTAAAGTCAATGAACAGATATCAGAGTTTATTGTAGGACTTACTGGCATTACAGACCAGCATATCGAAGAAGAAGGAATTAGTCTCGAAGAAGCTTATCAGCATATCTGTCAATTACATACAGAATACAAATGCTTCAGGAATTGTTTAACATGGGGTGGAGGAGATTCAGACGATCTTAGAAGGGCTTTAAGATTAGACAATGAGAAATATATCTTTGGTCGTAGATGGATAGATGCTAAAACTTGTTTCGTCAGCAGATGTTTTGCACTAGGTCTTAAGCACCAGTCAGGATTAGGTAAGAGTATGCAGCGGATGGGATTAGAGTTTCAAGGCCGTAAGCATGATGCTAAATATGATGCAATTAACACATTTTTGCTATATAGACGGCTTTTAGAGAAGTTTAAAGATGAGTAAGTGGACATACAAATACAAACACGTCACTGGTAGGTATAGTTCATCAGGAATAAGAGACAATTATTTATACCATCTGATTAGAAGGTGTGTCGACTGGAATAGTGAGCAAATACACTGGTTGTATTATATCGAGATATCAGATTGAGTAAATTCTGGAGTTACGGCACTACAGAAAAGCCATATTTGAACTGGAATACTCATTCAAATCTTTATACAATTATACTTGAATTAGTAAACAGGTCTGGAGAAGATGAAGGATTTATTATACATGATGAATAAAAACATTATAATCTGGAGATATGGACAGGCAAATAGTATACACCAACGATGGTTACATAATACCACACTATACTCAGCACTAGTAGAAATTATAAGGCACGAAGGATATAATACAAAGCTAGACATTTACGACCTATGACTAACTTCATTATACTAGACATCGAAACTAATACAGACAGTCGGTATAATCGTACGGCGAATTTTCTTTATAACGACATAGTCGCCTATTCTATAAAAGACAGTCAGAGACAGGAGACACACTATACCGATTCTTCCTTAAGATCAGAATATATAGAAGATTTGGTTACAGAGTTATGCAGACATGATTTGATTGTTGCACATAATGCTAAGTTCGAGATGCTATATCTCTGGGAGTATGACAAGATACAAGACTGGCTTAGGAAGGGCGGTAAGATTTACTGTACACAATTAGCTGAATATTATCTATCAAACTACCAGACTCAATTCGCAGCACTTCGAGAGTTAGCTACGACTAAATACGGCTGCCCAGTCCGAGAGAAGAAGATGGAAGAGTATTGGAAGCAGGGTATAGATACTTCAGATATACCAGAAGATTTAGTCTTAGAAGATGTAAAGAATGACGTTTTAGATACATATAAGATTTATATAGAACAGCAGAAAGAGACAGATATTCGAGGAAAAGAGTTCAGACGGACTATCGAGATACAGAATGATCTACTCTTGAGTACGATTGAGATGGAGTATAATGGATTTAAAGTCAATAAAAATACACTTGTACGAAATAAGACGGAGTTGCAGGCTGAATTAGCACAGCATGAACAAGATCTGAAAGGTTTAATAGAAAGGTATTGGAAAGTATGAAATTACCAGAATTTAATATAAATAGTCCTAAACACCTCTCCTTACTTCTGTACGGTGGTAAACTAGAAGTAGAGACTAAACAACCTGTATTTAATCCAGATGGGACTCTTTATACATTCAAGACTGGAGACAGACAAGGACAAGTAAAGATGCAGACTGTCGTGAAAGAAGTGAATATTAAAGGTCTTGGGATACAACCGAAAGCTAGCTGGGCGACTAAGAATGAAGGAGTCTTTCAGACTAATTTTAAAGTCTTAAGTCTTATTATCGGGGAAAGAGATGAAGATTAAAAATTGGTATAATTGTAACCCAGATCTATACACTACTTTAAGAGTGTTTGTACTATACTCTGAGTTAGGTGTTGGGCTTTTTAAGATCACTAAGCATGCTATATTGGACACAGACAAATTTAGAGAAGAGAATAACTACTATAACAATGGACAGACATGGATAGCATACAATGATAAAGAATAAACTCTCTGATGATTCAGTCAAATTCATCCAGACTTTAATTAAAGTCAGAAGATTGAATAAAATGCTATCGACTTATTATATCAGACTAGAAGATCAAATCTATCCAGACGGATGTGTCAGGTTAAGCTTTCATCACTGTAGTACCGTCACAGGTAGACTCTCAGGAGATTTTCAACAAACACCGAGCGTTAAGAAAGCTAAGGTCAAAGAGATGTTTATCAGTAGGTATATATGAAGTGTTGTCAAACATGTGCTAAGATTTTGTTAGGATATGCTACAGAATGTTATAAAGATTCTTTAGCTGGGTACGGACTTAGTACGTGGAAATTCTATTTGTGTGATAAATGTATTAAAATAGAACCTCCAAAATTGTTTATTATTGATACAACTAAGTAGGTGATTTATGTGGGTAGGATATACTAATATAGATTTTGATACCATCGATTATAATAAAGCCCAATTTAACTTTAAAGAACTATATACAGCTATGCGTGTTAATATTGAGTATTCTATGATTTTTAGAACACATCAACTAAAATATTTAATTATAGAAGAGGTAGACGATGCCTCTAATTAACTGCGATTTACGGCAAATTGAGGTCGTGGTACTAGCGACTCTTTCTAAAGATCCGGGCTTTATAGAACTGTTGAATCGTGGGACAGATATATATAAATACTTTGCAGCGATTATGTACGATAAAAAAGAAGAAGACGTAACACCAGAAGAGCGTAATAGTCTGAAAGTTCCTATTCTCGGGATGTCTTATGGCCGGGGAGTCAAGGCACTAGCTGAAGAAACAGGTAATACAGAAGAATGGTGTAGGGGTTTTATAGATTCTTTTTATGGTCAATTTCCTAAGGTTAAAGATTTACATGATAGATGGATTAAATCAGTCGGACAGACAGGACAGCTTAAGATGTTTAGTGGTATTTATCTCCAGTTTAAGAGATATCCGAAGATGTTCTCAGAAGAATACGGCTGTTGGTTTAAGGAAGGGTATAAATCAACAGAGATCAAGAACTACCCTGTACAGCATACAGCCTTTATAATCTTATCGCTATTCTTATCGGCTTTTATGAGACAGAAAGCCCTGCATAATAGGGATAAATACTTATTAATTAATACTGTACATGATAGTATTATGCTTGATTGCAGGCCGGAATACGTAGAAGATGCTAAAAAAGATTTGAATGAAATACTTGCAAAAATCCCAGACATGTGCTATAATGTTTACTCTGAGAGACTTTTAGTCACTCCAAAAGCAGAAATAACAGTCGCTGATAGCTGGGATAAATTATAATGCCATATATCATAGTATCAGAAAGGTATAGAATTTTAGCCGGGACTAAACAACCTGAAAATGCTGGCGAATTGAATTATCTTCTGACCACGATATGCAAAGACTATTTTTATAATACTACAAAGAACTACCAAGCTATCAACGATGTGATAGGTGCATTATCTTGTGTAGCCAGCGAATTTACTCGACGTATTGTAGTAGATTATGAAGATAAAAAGATAAAAGAGAATGGCGATGTATATACAGAGGTGAAGAATGGCAGAGAATAAAATAATCATGCTTTCGGACGTAAGACGAGAAAAGAGAGTATCTAAAGACGGTACTAGACAGTATGAGACACTGAATCTAATCAGCACAGACGATGAAATATTCGGCGGGTATATAAATACAGATACTATCGTACCTAAGATTGGGGATATGATAGACATGACATTCCAAATCAGGACTAAGAAGAATGGCGAGACATTTAATTCAATAATTAGCTTTAAACGACTGAAAGAAGAATCAATGACCGGAGGCAAGAATGAGTAATAAAGACACGACACAGACACCAAAATTTTTTACAATCACAGGCACTATATTTTATGCACACGTAAAGGAACGTGATACGAAGGGATTATATCCGACTAATGCATATAAATTAGATTTAAGTATTGATGATGCACATAAAGCTAAGCTGGAAGCTATTGGTGTACAAGTCAAGAATAAAGGTGATGAGAAGGGTAATTTCGTTACGCTTAAGAGTAAGAACTATCAGCCGAAGGTCGTCACTCCCGATGGAGTGTTGTTGACAGAATCTGAGATTCCATTGATTGGTAATGGCTCTACTGCTACGATTACAGTCAGTTTATATGACAACTCAGCAGCTAATATCAAGGCAGGTAAGGGCGGTGCTAAGTTACTCGGATTGAATAAGATTGAGTTGACGTCTTTAGTAGCTTATCAAGCCCCCAGTCTTGTAGAAGGTAAATAATGTCACATTGGTACGATAGAGACGGCAATTGTCGTTATACGGTAACTGCTAAGAATGGTAAAGAGCGTCCAACTACGCTTGCAGATGCACGGAAGATGAATCTATTGCCTTCTGTTACTACTATCATAGGACAGGTAGCAAAGCCCCAACTAGAAAACTGGAAAATGAATCAGCTATTAGATGCAGCACATCGAAATCGTCTGATGGCAGAGTTTGAGATATTTAAAGCAAGAGTCTGGGATGATTATAAGAAAGAGACTTCAGTTTATTCTACTGTCGGTGTAGAAGTACATGATAAACTAGAGAAGTATTTTATAGACGGTACTATATCAGATGAAGATGAAGGACGGCTGATGCCAGCTATCTTACAGATTAATAATCTAGGCTTTGATATGTACGATCCAGAACCAAGCTTTGCTTCAGAAGAAGGGTATGGTGGTAAGATAGATTTAATCTTATCTAAATTTGATCGGATGGCTATAGTTGATTTTAAAACTAAGCAAGGAAGTCAGTTAAATGAAAAGAGTATATACGTAGATTATATTATGCAATTAGCTGCTTATAGAAATGCTATTAATCCAACAGCCGAGTGTTATAATCTTCTGATATCAGTAATCAACCCAGAAGTCGTTTATCTTCATAAGCACTCAGAAGAAGATTTACAGAAGGGTCTGAATATGTTTAGAAGTTTGATGCAATACTGGAAGTTAGTAAACAATTTTGAATGTGCCTTTGAAGTCTAGGACTATATGAACAGCAGACAGATATTACAAGAAGTTGGATTGAGTCAGAAAGATCTGGTAGATTTATTAATATACACTCTTCCTGATCTAAGTCTTGTAGAACTAGATTATATCTTGATGAATGTAGAGTCTGAATTTGACTTCAGAGAACAAGCTGGTTTGCTAGATGAGGGGAACGAAGATGAATGATACTGATATTATTTTAGTCGCCAAAGAAGTAGAAAAGATTACCAGCCAATGGACTGATGAGATGATTAATAGCCTTATCTTTAATCTTGAGACACATCTTATAGATAAGGAATTTAAGAACCAAGACGTACCACCGTGGGCGTTAGGCGGTAAGCTCTGATGAAGTATAGATTAAAGATTAATCTGACTATCCGAAGACCTAAAGGTAGATATCTGACTATATCTGAGATTATTAAAAAACTCAAAGTTCTGAAAGCAAGTATAGGTAATACAGATAGTTATGTAATCAATAGAATTAAATTCCGAGTAGAAAATGAAGAAAACACAAAAGCCGTTCAAGCACAGACAAGAACTCGCAAAAATGCTACAGGCCGTAAAAGACGGAGATCGTAGTCTAGGGGCTGAAAAGTATCTAGAACTCGCCGAGACTGTCAAGAATAGACGAGCACAGTTGACATTCAAAGAGTGTTATAAAATCATAAAGGCTGCGAATGAAAAAAACCAAGGAACAGCAGAAGGATCAGAGACTCCGTAAAACTTACGGTATAACCCTTGATGAGTGGAAAGAATTAAGTAAAAACGGTTGTGAGGTTTGTGGAAGAAAGGATGGGCGGTTATGCGTTGATCATATCCACGTTCTAGGATTTAAGAAAATGAGTGCTGAAGATAAGAGAAAGTATATTCGTGGAGCTGCTTGTTTTATGTGTAATACTGGATTTAAAGCCTTTGAGAAAACCAAAGATGGAAAGAGAAACCGCCAGCAATTAGACGGTACTTACAGATACTTTTTAAAATACGCACTTAAAGGCGAACTATGAGAATACCGTCTAACCTCAGATATGAGCTAATCAAGAAAGCTGTCAAGAATGGTATGAAGGTCTTGACGTATGATACTGAAACTAGTCATATGATAGTCAGGACTTTTTATATAGGTAATAAAGTAAGTATTCAGCATCGACAAGTCAAGGTTCCTAATAAAGTAATTACCATACAGTATAAATGGATGCATGAAAAGAAAGCCAAGTATTTATCATGGGATAAGACTAATGATAAGTATGATGATTCAAGAAACTTTGATGATTCTGAAATGATTAGAGAGTTTAATGATACAGTCTTATCTAAAGCTGATATAGTCATTACACAAAACGGCGATAAATTTGATTTTATTGTATTGAATGAAAGAGCTAAAGCTTTACAGATAGGAAGTCTGGATAATAAACCATCTATAGATATTCTGAAGCTGAGTCGTAAATCGTTCCGAGCTGCTAGCCATAAACTAGATTATAGATCAGAACAACAAGGACTTGGTGGTAAGCTCAGGATGGTAGACGATGATTGGGTAGACGTAGAAGAACGTAATGTACCAGTAGAAAAGAAGATGGTTCCTTATGGTCTTAAGGATACAACTGATACTGAAAAGCTATGTATGAAGGAACTTCCTTACTATAAAGATCTACCAGTAAATGTAGAAAAGGTTATATTAAGTTTTGTCAATAATATGTCATTTTCTGTCCGATACTGTCAAAATTGTCGAGATAAACACAGACCATCTCGTGATATTAAGACTATAGACGGTAAACCAGAGTGCCAGAGCTGCATGTCTTCTAAATATATAAAGGTTAAATAGTATGACAATCACGATTTTCTTATTATTAGTATTAGCTATTATGATAGGTAGAACACTAGCAGATTTGATGTATATCTGTATACAATACGCTTTAATTAAATATCAGACTAGACGACTTAAAGATTTATTTACTAGAGCAGCAGCAAGTCTTAAAGAACCGTTTTCTGAGACTGATGATAATGACGACGACAATATAGGCAATAAGCAGGTACACTAGAGAGATTATATGAATACTTTTGAAAAGAAACTACAAGTATTATTAAAGTACCCTGAGATGATTGACTTCATTGAAGTCTTGATTGCTGGAGCTAAAAAACATGGAGATGAGAACTGGCTGAAAGCTGACGGTTCTAAGCAGTCTATTTCTTCTAACTCTAAGTCTATGGCACATCATTTATTAGATGTCAGAGCAGGTGTAGCTGAAGACGAACAATCAGGATTAGCACCAGAATTACATCTTGCATGTCGTGCACTTATGGGATATACAAGAAAGAAGCGTAGTTTAGTACACCCTGATGATAGTAAACTAGCTATAGAGTCTAAGAAGCTAGGTTTGTATGATGATAGCGGAGGCAGTGGAATCTGGACTACATCGGATGCAGGCTTTATAGAAGAGTTAAGATCTCATGAATTTCCTAGATCATATGTCTGTCAGAATAATAAATGCAGATGTAATAAAGAAGAGAAGAATAATGAAGAAAAAGAATAATAACAGATTATTAGCAGATCTAGACGATCTTGCATTAATCAGAACCCTTTGTGCTATTGTTCAAGTCGTGTTAGTTGGTATGATGTTATTACATGTCTTCGGAGTAGTATAGTGAAGGTATTAAGTCTCTTTGACGGTATGAGCTGTGGAAGATTAGCTTTAGAGCGAGCAGGCATTCCTGTAGAATTTTATTATGCTAGTGAAGTAGATAAATATGCTATACAAGTATCTCAAAAGAACTATCCTGATATTATACACGTCGGTGATATTTGTGATCTTAAAGGATGTGACTTTAAAGACACAGATTTAGTTATCGGAGGAAGTCCTTGCCAAGGGTTTAGTTTTGCAGGTAAGCAGTTAGCTTTTGATGATCCTAGAAGCAAGTTATTCTTTGAGTATATTAGACTGCTGGGTGAAATTAAACCTAAGTATTTTTTATTAGAAAATGTAAAGATGAAGAGAGAGTATCAGAATATTATTTCTCAGTATTTAAAAGTAGAGCCTGTAGAGATTAACAGTTCGTTAGTATCAGCTCAGAATAGAAAAAGACTTTATTGGACTAACATTCCAAACCTAACTCAACCTGTTGATAAAAGAATTGTACTAAGAGATGTATTAGAATCAGGTGTAGTTGATCGAGATAAAAGCTATTGTATAGATGCTAATTATTATCGCGGCGGTAATTTAAAGAGATATTTTGATTATGGAAGTAGGCAACTAGTATTTACTGAACGTCGAACAGCAGAAGCCAAGGCTATTAGAAGAGAGTATAGTAAAGCAGGTGTAGATTTTAGTCCACGCCGAGCTAAAGAGTTAGTACCTAGAACAGATAATAAATGCAATACATTAACAACCTCGTTAACTTGCGAGCATATAGTGTTAGATGAAACCCTAAATTTTAGAAAACTAACTCCTGTCGAATGCGAGCGTTTACAAACTCTGCCGGATAATTATACAGCAGGTGTAAGCAATCACCAGAGATATAAGATGTTAGGTAATGGATGGACAGTTGATGTGCTTGCACATATATTTAGAGGTTTAAATGAAATACAGACATAAAAAACTCATATATCTTGCTGGGCCGATCACACCCCCTAAAGATAAGCCAGAGTTGTATCTCGAGCGTATCAGAGCGCACGCTAGATGTGCTGTTCATCTCCAGAGTCGGGGAGAGGTAGATATCTATAGTCCAGCTTCTGAGACACATGGATTTGTAGAACTCGGCGGGATGTCAGGGACTACGTGGGAGGATTGGAGAGGGAAGGATCTTAATCAGCTCTCAAGATGTGATGAGATTTATGTAATGCTATTAGATGGATGGAAGGAGAGTCTAGGAGTTCGAGGTGAAGTTAAATATGCTTTAAAGAATAACATTCCTGTAAGTTTTGTAACTGTTGATGGTCAGGATATTGTAAGAACTAATACACTAGAAATGTTTGAAGTAAAGAGTGCAGACGATTTAAACGACTGAGGTAATAATGATAAAAATAATTAGTACTATAATGTTAATGTTATTTATGAATGTCAGCTATGCTGTTACATCATCAGCAATATACAAAGAAGTGATTGTATCTTGTACGCCTATAGGCCAAACAACAGCATCTACAAGAAGTTATTTAGTTTATCAAGACTTAACATATTATTATTTATCAGACGATCCTTTTAGAAATAGCTTGTTACAAAGTAATACTGTTATTCTAGCAGCAAAATCAGAGTGTGTGTTGTTGTATACTGGACTGGCTATAACTAAAAGTTATCCGAGCGGGGTAATTCAATGAAGTATGTAATGTTAATTATAGCTATGAGTGTTGTATTGACTTTGATGTCTGGACGTATTACTATTAACTTTCAGCATAATCTACACCTTCCTCCAGAGCTTACTAACAAAACAACAATTGTTAATAACTCCTCTATATTTAAAAAAGGGCAGATTTATGATGTATATCTAACAGAAGTAATATCAGATTCTATATTTGGCTATAGAGATTTTGTAAGGTTATTAGATGTAGCTACTAAAGAAGATTCGATTAATATACATCTAGCTGGATCTGGTGGAGCAGTAGACACTAGTGTTTATTTAATAAATAAAATTAAAGCTACTAAGGCTACGACTACGGCTATTATAGAAGGTAATAATTATTCTGGACATGCGTTTATAGCACTATCTACTAATAAATTCATATTCCTTCCTAACACCTTTTTAATGTTTCATACTACTTCGGCTGTAGATGCACATTGTAATTTAATTGAAGGTATGGACCGAAGCCAAACTATTACTGAATCGTGTCAACAAATGATAGATAATAGCCAGACGCTAATACATAATGTTTTAGAGGCTATGCCTGGTTTGACTTACGATGAGAAGTATTTAATTATATCAGGAAAAACTTTATATATTTCAGGAGAAGAGTTGAACAAGAGGTTAAATAATGCTAAGTAAAGCTAGTATTAAATCTATATTATTAAGTATATGTAGAGTAACATTATTATTATGGCTATGTTTATTCTTCCGTGCTGAATTAGTTAATGTCAGCCCTATTATGTGTGGATCTGGGTTTTTTATTAACTCCGACGGATATATAGTGACTGCTAATCATGTAGTAAGTAAATCTAAGACTATGGCCGTATTATTTAAAGGTCAGTATTATCCCGCTGATGTAGTAGCTAGAAATACACAAAAGGATGTAGCCATTCTTCATAGCCAAATACCTAATACAGCTTATTTAAGATTATCAAGGCAATTCGATGAAGGTTGGATTTTACTTTACGGATACCCAGATCCTGAGAAATATGGAATGTCTCTAAAGCAGTCTGTTATGTATGCATCTAAAGGCTTTAATTTTTTATCAGGTACCACTCAGATTAAAGTCGAAGATGCGGTCATACCAGGGACTAGCGGAGGTCCTATCATAGATCCTAAATCCGGAGTAGTAGGTTTGATTACAACTACAATTTACTTTTTTAACTTCGGATGGGGAACAACAGCAGAAGCTATTAAAAATCTAGCCGATCAGTATTTTGTTAGGTATGAGTATGCAGAGCCGAAGCTAAATCAGTTATCAGACGATAGCTTTTATAATAACTTAGTAGAATCGAATACTGTCGTATGGATGTGTGGAGTACCAGAATGATTATATTTGGTAGAGTCACAGGCTGTCTGATTATATTCTCTGGAGTATTGCTAGGAGACTTCTTAGCACCTGGAGCAGAGCTGGTGCCTGTCTATCTTCTTATAGCTTTAGGTAGTGGGCTTATTAATGAGACATTTAAATGAAACAAACACAATATAATTGTAGATATGATTTTCATAATGTCGATGAATCTAAAGTTAAAGAAGATTTGTCTAAAACCGCTTATCGATCTATAATGAAAAGTGATTTAAGTGCTCTACGAAATGAAGAGTGGATTGTTTATGAAGTTCCGGTATATTGTGTAGACTGCTATCCAGAGGTTGAATTAACACGCCAAATCAGGCAGTTAGAATCTGAGCGGGATTTATTAAATGTATGTAGACTTAGGAAACAAAAACCAGATCAGTGTCACGGACTTACGTTTGAAGAAATACTTAAAAAATATGGTCGATAATAAGACACAGGCGTTGCCTATAGTAGACAAGAGTACTACATTTATGTGTTGTCAGTGTTTACTTAAAGTCAAGGGAGCTGTCCTGACTCAACACGATACTCTATATCCTATAATTAAAGGTAAGAAGATCTGGGGATTTCATTTAAGATATTCAGGAGCTTGGGGGACAGATCCATCTTACTGCAAGACGTGTTTTGTAAAGTACCTTAAAGCATTACAGAAACTCAGAGAAGAGAGGAATAAAGATGCCAGTAAAAAATAAAGCGTTTGAATCATTAGAAAATAGATTTAAGCCTATTGTACTTGAGATTATGACACGGCTTGAGACTAAGGGTTGGAAACCGCAGGTTATAGAAGGTCGGCGTACTCTTGCACAACAGAAAGAAAAGGTCAAGAAAGGTTACTCTAAGACTATGAGAAGTTATCATCTGACTGGAATGGCAGCAGACATTTGTGATGTTCGGTATATGTGGAATATACCATTAAGTCATCAGTATTGGAAGGATCAAGGAGCTATCGTAGAAGAATTAGCTAAACAAAACAAAGGCTTACAGTGGGGAGGAACTTGGGGAAAGGGGTATCAAAGATATTTAAATTATCTCTTAGGTAAGACTAAATACTTCGTAGATGTAGCACACGTGGAGCTGAGGATTTAGTATGTGGCGAATATCCTATACGTGGGGTTTTAGTGGGAGACAATCTGATCTATACAAAAGAGTACTTCATTTAAGTCGGGTATTAGAAAATAGGGGTTTAGACTACATGAACTTCATTATTAAGACAAGTATAATAGAAGAGGTCTAGATGTGGTATACATACTATAGTCTAGATCAGCTAATATCGTGGGCAGATGAGACTTTATATGAAAGAGTCTTGACGATGTCTGCTAACAGATCTACCTTGAGCTATCCTAGTATGCTATCAGCAGTCATTATAGAAGAAGGCTTTAAAAGCCTCTCAGAAGCCTCTAGGTTAAACGATAATTTAGCCTACCCTACACCAGCCCTTTCTAGAGATCGTCGATCCTAGAGCAGATTTGATGGGTTTTAAAGGATTAAGCCTGTCTACCTGACGTCTGATTTAGCATAGCCATAAGTCTAGACCAATCTATCCCCCGAGTCATAGACATCTGAGAGCCTTGAGGCTCTTCTATATCATTCAGCATAGGCATATTAGATTGAAATTGAGGTTGTAAGACAGGAGTTGGGCTATATGTTTTAGGCTGTATACCTGGATAAGACTGATCTAACCCCTGCATAGAAGCTGTCTGGATAGGGGGTTTAGGAGGAAGTTGTTGAGGTAATAAAGGACGTTCGTTAGTATCTAAACTCTGCTTCATCCCTTTCTGAAATTTCTTAAGATAAGACGGTAAGTCTGTCCCGTATACGTCTTTAGCCCCTTTATAATTCTTTCTAGGCTGGCCAGTAAACCAAACTGCTGCTGCATCTTCTGGATTGCCATATTTATCCAGACTCTTCTGTAACCAATACCCTGCTGTCTTATCTTGAGCTTCGGGACTATTTAAAAACTCTTGTTTAGACATTGCACGGCCAGTAGCAGCTTTAGTCCAACTAGGTATGTTATTACCCATAATCTGATATTTACCATAAGCTCTATCACCGTTACGAGAAGGTTTAGACATCAAAGCATAGGGATTCTTAGCACTACTAGACTCTACATGTGCGATACCATTCATAGTAGCTTGTAAGCTAGGATGTGAATTAGCTGCTAATTGCTGTTGTGGTTCTTTAGTAATACTAGCTAACTGCATCGGAGATTGAATCTGATGCTGTTGTGCATATTGCTGTACTTCTTGTCCTGAAGGAGGGCGTCTAAACCCTGCTACCTGATTCATAGAATAAGGTTTTAAACTAATTGCATTGTCTTGATTTCCACCAAGTGTCCAGACCTGCCCATTCTCTACACGGTCTACAAATCCTACATGACCTTTAGATGGATTATTACTACCAGACATGTCATTAAATACTACAATATCACCACGAGATGGTTGTTTTACTGGTTGGCCGTAATTCAGATAAGATTTAGCCATCAAACTACCAGTACCTTTAATACCGCCTGCATTCAATACAGATCCTACAAACCCAGCACACCAGGGAGTTGTTTTAGGATCTAAATTAGGATTAGCTTTTTGAAGATAGCTATTAAGGACTGGCGAACCTTCTCTTAATCCAACTTGTTTAAGTGCAGAATCAAAGAAATTATCATGATTACCTAAAGTAGTACTCTGCTGTAACTGTCCTTGTAACCCACCCTGCTGACCTCTGACACCCATCATAGAGTTAACGACATTCTGACCAGTCCCTGCTGTAGGAGAGCTGACAGGAGTCGCTTGACCGCCTGTCTGACCTGTTCCTTTAAAAGCACCTACAAGACTCGACAGACCTTCAAATAGCTCACCAATCCCTCCACCTTCACCGCCACCTGATGACGGAAGATTAGCGACGACTCTCGCTTGAGGGAATGATTGTTGTTGGAGACCTGACCAGTTTATCGGCATAATTATTCTTGACCTTTTTCAGGCTCATGTTGGAATTGATTCGCGGCCATACCACCTAGTATTGCACCACCTTTAACTATAAATTCTCTGACGACAGACCTAGGAGTTGATGGATCGCCTATTAATTTAAGCATAAACTGTGTAGGAACATTGTCAGCAGCTTTAGTAGCTAAATTAGTTACGAAATTAGGCAGTGATTCCACTAGTGGTTTAGCTTCATTTAAGACTCTCATAGTACCATCTGCTAATTTTTTATTATCTCCCGAAAATAACTCAATGCCTGTACTTCGGAGTTTATTCATATAGACTCTAAAAGCTTTACCGGGATCTACTGCATCAGTAGTCGATTGTACTGCCTTTTCTAAAGCTCTCAGTTCTACTGCTTTTCTACCTACAGGATCTAGAGTATTTAAAAAAGATTTAGTTTCGTTGGGCTTATCAAAGCGAATATTTTGATCAACCCACCCATCTAATACTTTAGCAGCTTGTGCTGGATCTTTAGAAGCAATTTTAGGATCTAATGCACGCGATACATCGTCTGTACCTGCATTTATTAAAGGAAGTAGTTTTTCACTATAGTGTTTATTAGCAGCTAAATATTCTTTTAAAACACCTGCTTTTTCTGCTACTACTTTCATTTGATTATCTAAATTATGTTTGATTGTATTAAATGCATCTGAAACAATCTGACCTTCTTGTGGGCTAAATGCTTTATATCCTTTAGCTAAAACTTTTCGGACATCATGTAATTCTGCTAATGTATAATTACCATCCAGCATTTCAGTAGCTTTCTGTAGTATTTGTTTTTGTTGGTTAGACATAGAAGGACCGTAATTGTCTACAGCATCTTCTATAGTACGTTTGACTTGTCTTATCTCAGGCGCAAAATTACCTTTAGCTTCTCGGAATGCTGTAAACATTTCATCATCAGCTTGTTTAGTAAGATTATAAACATTTGCTGCTGATTTAGCACCAACTTCTCTGAATGTTCCTTGTAAGGTTTTATTTAACTCTACTGCTTTATCAGCGACATATTTACTGACTTTTTTAACTACGTTGGTAGATCTCAACATAGATATACCTGATTGTGCTAATGATAAAGCACCTTCTACTATACCTTGTGCTGCAATACCTACCCCTGCTCCTAAAGCACGATTAACTAAACCATCTTCTGTTTGAGCAGCTCCTGCTACTCCACTTAATACATAATTAGCAGCACGACTAGCTCCAAGCCCGGGAATGGCATAAGGCGCTACTTGTCCTATTACTTCACCGGTGGTTGCAAGCCCCGGATGCTGTTCCATAGCCTGCCCTGAAATACTATCAGGCGTAGGAGTTAAGACAGATCCTACAGCACGTCCAGCAGCACGTATAGGCTCTTTAATACTTTGAGGTAACGGATCAGTAACAAGACCCCCTAAAGCAGCTCCGCCTTTTACTAATCCAGATGCAATCCCGCCACCTACAGCATTAATTCTATCAGCTATAGGATAAGACTCTTCTTCTGAGACAGGAGTTTGAGATTGTGATTGCTGTTGAGTTTGATTTAGAACAGACATAAGTTCTTCATCAGACATCTTAGAGACATTAGTAGATTTAGATGAGTTTACTAAAGACAGTAATTCATCGTCGGACATTTGAGAAACGTCATTAGCCATTATTTTATTAATCCACGTCGGATAGCTTCTTGTCTAGCTGCATTGATCAATTCTGGATTTGGTTCTGTAGATTCAGGAGTAGATGGAGCTGTAGTCTGAGCTGGAGCTTGATAGTCTTTATTTATATAAGGAGACCAGTCTTTTTCGTTAACCTTATTGAAGGTATACCCTGTTTTAGTCTTTTTAACGTCAGTTCGAGATTGTAAAAAATTATCCCATGCTGTATCCATACTATTTATAGAACCGTGCTCAGCTACCCAAGCATTTTCAAATGCAATTCTATTTAATCCTGTATTAGCAGAGTATTCAATAATATCAGCCATTAAGCGTTTACCAGCTGCTGTATTAGTTAGTTGAGGACCTAATTCTTGCATAATCTTCATATCACGATCAGATGTTTGGCCTTTCATCAGCGACTGTGCATTGACTTGGAATTGTTTAGCTATAGCATTAAAACCTTCGTTGAATGGTATCGACTTAGGAAGTTCTATACCAAAAGCACTATTAGCAGCAGTATATAAATTAGTCTTAAACTTAGCTAATGAACCACTATCAGTAGAGTCAGCAATAGACTTCATAAGTCTTGCAGTATCTAAATTAGATCTATGTACTTTAGCATCTTCATTAGTTTTATTTAAACGCTCAGTAGCTACTTTAATACCTATTTCTTCATTAGCTGGGCGATACATTGATGATCTGTCTTTAGCTTTTTCCATATTACGTAAGACCATATCATCTTCTTCGGACAATGTTCCATCTTTCTTTTTCTTTTGTAGTTTAGCCATTTCGGTAGATACTTTCTTAGTATCTGACATCTTTTCTTTTTCTTCTCTTTCTCTTTTATTAGCCTCAGCTTCCATTGCACCTGTAGTTAGTTTAACAACAACAGGCTCTGAATATTCTCCATAACCAGCCTGTTTAGCAATCTGTTGTTGTTCTGAAGATAGGTTAGATAATAGAAATTGATATTGTTTTTGTGCAGCTTCAAGACCGTGTTTTTCTGCTACAGCTTGTGCTGATTGTGCTATACCACCAAATGCTATTTGAGTTGCTTCTACAACCTGCGGCCCGAGAATTTTAGTCTGAGCTTTAGCATGCTCTGTTTGAGCAGCATTTAATGCAATAGCAGACATCGTTTGATCATAATTTGCTTGAAGATTTTTATAGTTTTGAACAGCCTCTATTTTACCTTGATTAGCATATTCTTGTAAAACAGCTGCTTCACCATCCTTAGCTGCTGCTCGGATAGCATTCGAATCTTGAACAGCCTGCTTCTCTTGTCCTAAAGCTAACTGATTACGTTCATTCTGGATACCCTGACCTACTATAGCCTGACCTTGTGCAAGACCTTGCATCAAACCACTACCAAGATCTCCTACATTATTACCAGGTTGATTCGGAAGAGTAGCAACTACTCCACCTGTAGGCATTGTTTGTTTTCCTAGCTGTCCCCAGTCAATAGCCATATTATTTTTTCACCTCATCTAGTTTACGTGAAAGCTCTTGAACAGACGCTAAAAGAATACCAACTGCATCTATAAGATTAATACTTCGGCCATCGCCAACACCAAAGACTTCTTTAAACTGCTCTGCATATGGCCCGATATGAGTGACTGGAATATCTTTATATCGCCATTTCTCGATATCTAACTGATTAACTCTTTCAAGGATATCAGCTTTAGAGACTTTCTCGTTATGATCTTTAAGCTTCTTACTAGAAAATGCAGATACAAGACTACCTATACCACCAAGAGCCTGTCCTATACCAGCCATACCGCCACCGCCACTATCACCCCCACCAACGACATCAAACTTCTGGTTAGCTGTAATCATAGCATTCATCAGACTATTGCCAGCAGATAATTGAGCATTAGCTTGTATATCACCGAGTGATCCATAAAGACTAGCAATCTGTTGACCTTGATTAGATTGTAATCCTGCAAGTGAAGTAGAGGCTTGTTGACCAGCACCAACCATAGCAGCAAGTCTAGACAGATGCTCACCATAGTATTTAGACATAGTACCTTGGCCATATCTAGATAAATCTTTAAGAATAGCACCAGATCCTATATAACCACGTGCTGCTGCATTCTTAGCGATAGCATCAATACCTTGTTCTAATTCTGCTTGATATCCCGGTTGATTAGATATATTTTCTGAAATCTGTTGGGTTGTCAGAGGTGTGCCGTACTTCTCAGCCCACATCATTTGTTGATCGTAATTAGCTTTATCTATAGCGTATTGTTCTTCTGCACCTGCTAATTGTTCTTTAGCAGCACCTATTCTAGATAGTTTAGCAATATTAGGATCAGCAAATAATTGCTGTGCTGCTGCTATTGAACTTTGTTCATTTACAGGCACATCTCCTAAGTTAGACCACCAATCACGCTTAGGATCTGATCCTTCAGTACCATATCCACTATAATGTACACCTTTAACTTTAGATCCCGGATTGTTTCCAAGTTGCATATTCTGCATGATATAATCACGTGCTTGAGATGGTGTAATTTTAGCTGCTAGATTTTCGAGTGTAGGAGCATCAGGAGCTTTAGCTGGACGATAAGGATCAGCACCTAGGTATTGATTTAACTTATCAAGATATTCAATACCAGTTTGTGTATAAGGTCTAAGACTAGCTGTAGCTGCTCTGTAACTATCATTCAGCGATTTAATAGCTGTCTGAATCTGACCAGACGCTAACTGACTAGCTTGAAGTGCTGCATCAGCACCTAAATGACCTGCTAAATATGCGGCTTTTGGATCTGTAGACTGAACTACAGCACCGCCGCCACCACCGCCTCCCCCCATGCTCATAATTGAACCTCATTTACATTTAATTCAAATAACAATAAATTCTGTTGTTGATTATCGTAGACTATACCTGATGGTACTACTCCACAACATTTAAAGTCTGTTTTAGTCAAGACTCGTAGCATTCTTTTATTATTCTGTGGGACTGGAGCCATAAGACTTTGATATTCTGTATTTTCTTTAATATACTTAACTAAAGGTCTATAACTTCTAATTGCATATCCTAGATTTTGATATTCTGATTTAATATGCATGTGTATAATAGCAGTTACTTTAGTCAACTCCTGTAACTCAAACATTCCTATACTCTGATCATCTTTATTTATAATTAACCAAGTATGCATCAAATCAGGCATTAGGTGGTAAATACTCTGGATCTTAGTAATATTTTTAGTTTCTACTAAATTCATGTAATTTTGCCAGATTGTATTAGTTGTACAATACGAACTAAATCGGTAAAGGATATAGTTAATATCTCTCCAGATCCTTTGTTATTAACTGAAGCATTAATTACATTAGTGTTTTTACAATTTTCGTAGATTTTAACTAACTCAGCATCAGTCATATTAACTACTTCTATATTCTGTTATGATACACACCCCAGCATTTCCAGCAACACCTGCCAAACTACTGCTAGCATCTCCGACCTTACCACCACCACCAGAGCCGTATCCTACTGCTACACCACCTGCCGTAATAGTACCACCAAAATCTACTTCGCCGATTCCGCCATTACCTAGAGGATTACTGCCACCAAATCCACCATTAGCCATAATCACACTAGTTACTATAGAGGAACCATTACCACCAGCCTGTCCAGATGTATTTACATCTCCACTAGAAGCAGTTCCACCAGCACCTCCGGGGCCATATCCTCCAGTAGAGGACGTTGTACCATTACCAGCACTTCCTACCCCTCCATTAGCAGTCATTAATGTAGAACCTGCACCATTGTTAGCTTTAACGGTACTATTTCCACCTGTCCCACCAGCATTGTTACCAGCTGAACCTGCTGCTCCTGCTGCGCCTATAATAACCTCAGCCTGAGTTCCTGCACCTACTAAAGTTGCTCTAGAGACTACTCGTCTAGAATATCCTCCAGAACCACCACCTCCCGTCACAGGAGTATAATTTCCACCGCCATTAGTAACACCACCAGAACCACCACCACCACCAACTAATTCTATAATAGCGTATAGTGTATTTGCATTCGGTGTAAAACTATTAGTTCCTGAAGTATATACTGTAGTAGCGATTACTGTAACACCACTACCTACTCCTGCTGGGGTACTCCAATTACCTGTACCATCCATATACTCTGTAGCAGTATTACTTAATTTCTTTAAGAAACCATGATTAGATGTACTGGAATTATTTGTAGTTACATCAGTAAAGACTACATTTGCTTCAACATAACCAGTACAGTTAGTTAATGTACCGCTAGTTGGTGTACCTAATAAAGGTGTAACTAATGTTGGACTTGTACTAAATACCAGATTTGTACTTGTAGTGCCAGTAGCACCAGCAGCAGTATAACCAGTAATATTATTAAAAGCTGTTATACCAGCGCTGCCTGTACCTGTACCGCCTCTAGCGACTGCAAGTGTACCAGTCCATCCGGCTGTAATAGAAGCTGATGTTATTAATGCCCCTGTCGGAGTACCACCGAGTGTCAGGGTTATATTAGTATCATCTGCTTTAGTCAGATCGCCAAGACTTGTTACTGCTGTCCCACCACTAGCTACTGGTAAAGTCCCTGTTACACCATTAGTGAGATTGACTTGATTCCAGCTAGGTGCATTATCTGTTCCTTGATTACTTAGATATCGGGTAGCGGAAGTACTTTTAGCTAGTTTACTTAGTGTCGTACCAGATGTATAATAAACTATATCGCCTTGAGTATAGGTAGTAAGTCCTGTACCACCATAAGTAGTTATTAGAGCTGTACCATTCCAAGTCCCTGTAGTTATAGTACCTAATGTTGTTATACTTGTCTGACCTACATAAGTGCTTGCTATATCATATGTAGTATTACCAAGGATACCATCACCATAAGTAATCGTAATACGATCAGCAGTCCCTGTCATTACTCGGGAGTTTAATTCACCTGTCCCAAGAGTTACAAAGGTATATCCGTTTTGTAATGAAGATAATGCCTGTTCATTAGATAAACCATCAGAAGCTGTTTGTACGATATAACTTACATCTGATGGTGCAAATTCAGCAGTAGCACCGCCTAATATTCTATATTGAGCATCAAACCAACGTTTCCAGACATCTTCCATCTGACCGCTTTCAGTGTACATCGGAGTATTGACTGGTGGTGGGCCTAATATCATCTTACCATGCCCCGACCGTCACATCTGCTAAGAACCCACGAATTACAAACTTATAATTATCTGTAGTAGTAATTCTGAATGTAAAGACATTAGAACCACCTAATGCATCTATTCTGATACGATTATCGCCAGCAGTAGGAACTGTATAAGTACCGACTGTACTCCACGTATTACCACGATCAAGAGACATCTCAAGCAGAAAGGTCTTACTAGACCCTACATTCGATTGTACATCAATCTGAAGGTAATTGATTGTAAAATACATCCCTTCAAGATATATATTAGGAGTAACAAATCTACGTCGAATTGCAGTCCCATTTTCAGTATAAACTGCATTATCTTGAGTAAAGATAACACCTGACTGACTATCGCCTATCAGACACTTACCGTAACAGAAAGCAGCACAATCTGCTTTAAATCTACCATAAGTCCCCGAGATATTAGAATTTCTGATAGTCCAACTACCGTTACTGACATTAAGAGTCAGTGTCTTGTCTGCTGTAGGAAAGGTAATTTCATAAAACTCATTACCATCTTTTGCATACCCATAAGCTATTGCATCACTGACTGTAGAAAATGAGTTAATCAGATTCATAATAGCTTTAGTAGATACTACTTTAGGTATATAATTCTCTACTTGGACTATCCCATACCCGCCTGTTCTAGACTGTCCTAAATACATTAGAACACCGGCTACTACTACTAAAGAGCGTTTAGCTGCTAACCCCTGTTCAATAAATACATCAGGTCTACGTTCAAGAGGAAATGATACATTACCAGTATTAATCCAGACTTCTCCGGTTGTATTACCAAGCAGCATTAATTCCCCACCTACTACATGTATTCCTACAATCTTATCTGGTTTACGAGTCTTAGATGCAAAATCTAGTGCTGACCAAGTAAGACTATCACTGACTGTATTAAGCTGATATGAAATACTACTATTCTGAAGAACTATAACATAATCATCTAGGGTTGTAATATCGGAAGCGGTATCCGGAAAATCTGAATCTGCGATAGGAAACTCGCCAGTACTAGATCCAGTATTGTAACTATAACCATTAGTACCGTCTATAATAACTAATTGATTATTAGTATTACTGCCACCTGTAATTGATACTATCTTTGCATAGCCTGAGCTTGTATTAAGATTAGATCCGAGTTGACTAAAAGTACCGCCTGAATTGACAGATCCGAATTTATTACCAGCTACTGCATAAAGCGTTTCATTATGATTATACAATGCTCTGACGTTAGATTCACCAGTAGTACTGAATGTAGTCAATCCGAATGTCGGATATGCAGTTAACTGATACTCATCTTGGATATACGCTCTAGGATCTTGACGAAGTGGTGTCTTCTGCTCTTCTTCAAGAAACATATTCTCGAGTGTAGCTTGATTTTGATCAGTAGAACTTTTTACAGTATACTGAGTCAGAAGATCTAGTATCATTACTCATCCCGGTCGTTTGGTACGATTTTAACAGAACCTGAATTAACATCCCAAAGTTGAGCTTCTTGTAAAGCTCTTTCTGCTTCTTGTTGAAGCTGAGGCATTATCTTAGGAAGGTTTTTACCGTATATAGGAGCTACCTTGACTGCAAGATTTACAGTCAGTGCATATAACCACTCTTGTGGAAAGTCTGGATTGTCTCCAGCAGCATCAAAGTCATATATTGTTCTAGTATAAGAGTAGTTAAGACTATCAGAGCTAGAATCAGGTGTAGGGTAGACATACATCGTACCGGAATCACGTCCAGCTACATAAAATACAGTATGCACCTTCCCTTCGTTAGTCTTGACTGGCATAGACATGAACTCATCTCGGCCTACTAATCTGACTAATCTTTCAGTACCAGAGGAGTTAGAGAATCGTACGCTTGATATATTCAGAGGTTTTACTGATGTGCTTGTATAGGTATATACTACAGCACCTGAACTTGCAGCACTTGTAATAGCTGAATTGATTGTAACTACCTTAGTAGATGTGTCAATTGCTGTAATCGTAGTCCAATGGATAGTACCTGCATCTAATACTACTCCGATATTATCAGAGACAGCCATTCCGGTTACTGTAGTACATGTCAGACTGGTACTAGAACCAGCAGCAGACAATGTAGTCTTGATTGTATTATCACCGGCTGAGTTAGCTGTAGATGATGATAGTGTATATTTATTAGTACCATCAGTCAGAAACATAGTTCCTTCAACTTCAGTCCATATATGTATACCTATCATTTCCCAATGCTTAATCATCTTATTAAGAATATTAGAACAGATCGAGACATCATTGGAATTTGCTGTATTACCAGGACGTAAGACACCAATCAGTGATAGTGAATCGGCGATAAGCTGATCTCTTGTTTGGGTGAAGTCTGAGGACGACGAAACTGCCATTAGCTATACCTTTAATGTTCATATAGTCCACAACTTGTGGACTTAGTATTCAATTCTTGTTGCACCAATCTTAATACCGCCCTGACTTTTATCATCATCGAATCTAATATCAGGATCAACAAACAACACCATGTCTGTTACTTTAGTATAAGAAGGTGGAGTAATATAACTTACATTACGATCTCTAGCATTAGCGACTGGTAATGCATCTGGAATTATCTTTCTTGGTTTTTCATTAGGATGTTTAGGATCATAACAGCCTTTATCAATACAGGCCATATATCCTTGCCAAGTTTTACGAACAGATTCACGTTTACGTTTCTTTCCGCAAACGTCACAAAACACATTATGGCTATCACGTTTATAATAATTGGAGTTATGCATAATCTACTCTATGGTGTATATTCTTCAACTGTAAATAAACCTACCATTGTCCCACCAAATGTAACCGAAGCTCCTGCTGCTCCTATAACCCAAGTACCTGATGTTGTTCCAATACGAAGTTTAAAAGTTGTACTAGAGGTTGTACCAGCTGCCATTTCATATTCCCAAGTCATAGTATCATCTGTTCCACGAAATGCTTTAGAAGTTGTTGCTAATGCACTAGCTGTACTGTCTTGAAATATAGCGTATATATTCAATGATCCAGATCCTCCAGTATTTCCTGTTGCCCCGCTATATTTTAGACGTAGTTTATTACTAGTATGTTTAGGAGTAATAGTTACTGTTGCAACTTCAGACCCTTCTGTGTTTTGAGGAGCGGTGTTATCATTAGGAATAGTAGAAGTTCCTGAAGAATTTATAGCCGATGATATCACTCTCTGAACTAAGGCTTGACTGTTAGCATAACCAGATCCGCCATTAGCAAGTGGAAGCACACCAGTAACACCTGTAGTAAGAGGCAGACCAGTTAAGTTAGTAGCAACACCAGAAGCAGGTGTACCAAGAGCAGGAGTAACGAGAGTAGGAGAAGTAAGAGTTTTATTTGTAAAGGTTTCAGAACCAGCAAGAGTACTGAGTGTACCTGTAGTAGGAAGTGTTACGTTTGTTACACCAGTAGTAGTTAGAGTCAATGCATGACTACCACTACGTGTAAATGCATTACCACCTATAGTTATAGTAGTTGCTGCCATAATACCGACTGTAGCTGTACCACTGATGGTTAAATCAGTAAAAGACAGTCCACCACCAAATGATACTGTACCGTTAATAGTAGTAGTACCGCTTGCATTCCCTAAAGTAACTGTTGATCCACTAGCTGTACCATAATTACATACACCAGAAGAGCTATTGACTGTAATTGCACCTGTACTTGTACTGACAGTATTACCGTCAAATAAAAGATTATCTACACCTACTTGGGTACTAGAAACCTTAAGAGGGAGTGCATTACCTGCACCGTCGTATAATGCTGTAAGGGTAGAGAATACACCCTGATTATTGTTATTAGTCCAGACAAAGTCTTTATAGTTCTGTGCTAGATAACCATTATTTGTTTCATTAAGTGCGGCCATTACAACCTCTATTTATTTTCACGATAATCTATGACAGTCTTACCATTCCATTCCATGAGAGTAGTTTTTCGTTGTTCGGCTACTGTCTCATTAAATTGAATGACTGCGGACTCTTCATCTAAATACTCGCCTATTACTGTTTCTACTGCATTATCGTCTTTAATAACTTGGTATTTATTATTGTCAGTCTTGTATAAAAAAATCATGTTTATCTCGCTGTAGTAAAATCTTTTCTGACTGATAAATAGTCAGCATACATAAACCTATCGCCAGTACCGGCTGATTTCTTGATCATGAGTACAGGAAAGTTTCCTGCGGTGCTTAAATTAGAATTGCTTGTACCAACAGACGTACCATTTACATAAAAGGTAACTAAAGTATTAGTAGCATTAACAACTAATTTTAGATTGTAGTATGTATTTATAGCAACAGTTATACCAGTGTCTACGGTCGTAATAGAGCCGCCATTATCCGTCTTTCCTTCCCAATGCCCTGAACTTGCACTGTGTGTATAAGAGAAATATGTTGAGTCTGCTGTAGCTATATTACTAAATCCAGAAATCATCCCGACGTTAATAGCGAATGTGTCTGTACCATCGCTTAGTGTAGGTATTTTTACTCTACATTCGAATACTAGCTGACCGCCACCGGGAAATAATGAACCACTTCCATTTAATCTGACAGAACATCTGCCTGTTGTAGTAGTTCCCATATACATCTCAAGCTCGCCTTCAGCAGTTCCATCAGTTACTGTAGTAGCTGCGGCATTAGCTGCGGCTGTTCCAGATACACTGCTTGTAAGTACCCCTTCATTAGACAGACCATTAAGGAAATCTAAAGACATGTTGATTGAGCGTTTAAGTATAGGTGCTGGCCAGTCATATGAAAGCCCTGCACTAGCAGATGAGTCTGCTACAGGATGTTGCCCATCAGTGCCTACTGCTAATCTAGCATCTACTGATGTATAAGTATAAAGATCGCCTTTAGTTGTAAGAGGACTACTAGATCCCGCAGGGGTTGCCCACGTATTATCATCTCTATAGAACTTAGTACCTGTATTCTCGCCCTTAGGAGCATATCCGTGTTTAGTTGTACTAGCATTATTAGTAGTAACATCTGTAAAAGTCACATCAGTATCAGCAACAGTACTTAAACCGACTGTAATAAAAGTCACAGGAGATATCGCAGAACAAACATATTGGGTAATAGGACTTGCGTCTGTATCTACCCATATATCTCCGACTGTCAATCCTTGTGAGACTGTTGGAGTACTAGTCTGTTTAAAGAGCCTAAATAACTGCGCAGCTCTTGCAAATTTAGCCATATAATCCTAATAAAATATAAAATTCTTGATTCGTTGCCAGAGAGATTTCTTTTCTGCAACAACAGTCTTTTCTTTTTTAACTCTAGGCTTTCTAGTTTTTTTAATTTGAGGTAAAGAAAGTATAGCAGGAGGGGTTATAGACGGAGCTATTGGTTCTATTACCTCTTGTCCTCTGACACAGACTTGAGGTACTATTTGACAGTCAACGACTTGTTTCTTGACAGAAACTTCTGTATGGCATTCAGAACAAACTAATATTCCTATTTTATGAGCCGGAATAGTATCTGAAATGTCATAATGACATGTACAAACAGGGCAGTCTATAATCATTTTATTCCTTTTTCGTCATATGGATAATTATATTATAACTATCACCAGATGAATGGCCATTAGTCGTGAACTGAATATCGCCAGTATCACCAGCCGTATTAGTTTCATAACCACCGTGCTTAGAATAATCATAGCAGAATTTACCTAACCCACCTATTCTAGCGATAGTCAGATCAGTAGTACGATCACATATTACTGCTACTTCCATACCAGATGCATCCCCTTCAATTTTATCAACACGAAGAGAAGTTGGTTCAAGACCATTTGTACATGTAAGTGTTGATTTATCAACTTTAACTACAGCACTTTCACCAGTGCCGTCTGAAAGATTAATAAACTGCATAACTAGTTTACTAGGGCTTTCGAATATTACTTTAGATGCTACTGCGTCTGCCATTTTATTTACCTTTATTAAGAATTAGTGCTGGCCGTTTTATATCCGCCAGCAAGATATTAAGATAAAACTACGCCAGCTTCACTTACAACGTTCCATTTAAGAGTTCCAGCAACTAAAACGAGAGTGTCGTTTATATCACTGAAGGTTGCAGTTGTTGCGGCTGAACCGCCTTGCACGTTGGTTAATGCTAGTGTAACATCATGTTCGCCGCCAGTCATTTCAATAACTTTAACTTGACCTAAACTAGAAGCATCAGGAGCAGCAATTGTAACTGCACCGGCACCTGTACTTACAATTTTAGTTACTCGTTTAGTTACTGAAACTACACCACCTTCTGCAATAGTCTCTGTTTGAAGAGAGATGTCACATTGACGATCAATTTCAGCAGCCGTAGAGCCTACAGCCACGTTATTAATTTCTAACGTAGTAGCATCAACGGTAGTTGCATTGACAGTTGTTGCTGTAATAGTGGTAATTGTAGCAGTAGTATTTGTACCATCTTGCAATACAAACTTACTAGTAGCCGTACCTGGATCAGGAATGCTGATTACAGATGATTGGCCCATAGTTGAATTTGTTACTGTGGTATTAAAAGCACCGCCAGCATTAGTAGCGGATACAATTAATTTACCATTAGCAGCAGTTGCTGGAAATACGTCGACTGTACCGGCTGTTCCTGAAGCTCCTGCATCTACGTTTGTTGAATTAACCGTAGGAGCAGTTAAAGTAGTTACTGTCAAAGCTGTTTGTGTATTAGCAATTTGAGCTGAACTATTAATTACTTCAGTTCCATTGACCGAAAAACCAGCTACGGAATCAACTTTACCTGAAAAATGAGATGTACTCATATTTTATATACCTATATTATTATATTGTGTCGTCTCTCCATTTACGTCGATTTGCGTCGCAATATACATTATTGACTTAATGAAGGAAGGACAGCGGCCATGCTGCCCTATCCATCAAGTTTAGTTTGTTACAGAGAGATGTAAACGCCTCTGAAGTCACCCCAACCAGCACAGAAACGAGCATCCACAGAAACCTGTGAATTTTTCGTCATGAACACGTTATCGGTGTCGATTTCATCACCTTGACGGGTTTTGAAGATCAAACCATCTTTAACGTTGGTTGTTAACTGCCACTGAGTCGTTGAAGTCAAATAACGATTGACAACAATACGTTTAACAATACCATGATCCGCAAGGAAGTTGGCATCATTATCAGCAGTTGCAACACGTTTATCTGTTTTCAAGATTCTGTGAGCATCAGGTAACTGTGTAGGAGAGATTACCAATGCATCTGGCATAATATCAACTTTAATACCACGATTGTCTGTTGCACCCATAATCTGAATGTACAGAGCTTCGATAGCAGCTTCAGAAAGATCTGCCGCTGAACCGAGGATATTTGATTGATTGCCTGATGCTGTTGGATGTGAAGCTGAAGCTAAAATCACGCCATCACCGCCGGTCATTACATACCCAGAAGTTCCTGCATTATTTAGAATATCAGCAGCTACGATTTCTCGAGCAACCCTTACACCACGCTTTAGCATTTCAGTGAATCGTTTAGCATCTTTAAATGCATGACCATCACGTCTTGCTTCTTTTGTAATTTCATAACCTAACGCATATGTTAGATTTAAGAAGACAGGCTTCTGAGCTTCTTGAGCAGTGTCAAGTCGCAGAGCAGCGCCCTGTGTCTTCCTTTGTGCAGCTCCCATCGGAGTCAGAGTACCCATGATATCATAGGCTTGATCGGACGTTTCCATCTGCATATAATTTTTATACACTTCTGGAACATCTTTATACTCACCGTACCATTTTTGAATTAGGCCAGGGAGTAAATCTGACTCGAAGGAACTTGTATTAATATAAGACATAATTTAGTTCCTCGATTAGATTTGTGAGTCAGCAGCAACAAGTGAACTTTCAGCGTTAAGAATTCTAACGAGAAGTTTAGCACCGCCAGACTGCGCACCGGCATTATTTGGTTCTTGGACGACACCAATAATTTTAAGGTCAGCAGCAGAAGCAGTAGCTGTATTTGAATCAAGCATAGTGCCTGATTTACCTGTTACAGTTGAACCTGAAGCAACGATAATATCAGCATTTTTCATAGCTGCAATATCGGCCTGTGCAACAGAGCCGCCTACTGCATCTTCTTGTACTGAATAGACTGCTTCTGGATCATCACAAACTAGAACTGTACGTTGAGTTGATGCAGCTCTGTAATTTGCTACGAGTAATTGAGCTGGATTTGGTTCAAAACCAACCACAACGCCTAATTTTGTTACATCCCCTGCAACTGCTCTGGTAACATTAATAAATTTACCAGTTGCATCCATTGCGTTTGTCGTATCAACCAGTTTAACTACATCACCAATAAATAGTGCTGTAGAATCAGTTGATGGGACATTATAGGCATTAATAGAAGGAGTTTTGCCATCCAGTCTGCCTACTAATTGTAGGCCATAACCAGTTGCCATAAATAAAAACCTCTTTTAATTTGTTTAATAGTAAATAATTACTTACTTACTTTGATTTTGTTGTTGTATTGAGATTCTTCTGGAATTTCTGATGCATCTACTTGAGCCATTTGAGCTTTCGCTTTATCGGCTTCAATCTCTCTTAAGATTTCGTAGTTTTCTTCGTCAGTTTCCATCCAGACTGCTTTCAAATCCGTTACTTTACCTACTGTAACTTCAACACAGCCTTTTGCTGTCTTTGGATTTTGTAACGAGCCGTCGCCTACATGTATAGGACCTTCGACCATCGTCCAGCCATCTGCTTTTCGAGCCTCAATGTTACCAGGAGTTAAATTACATAATCTGTATTTTTTACCTGGTTTAACGTATTTGTCATCTAATGCTAGCACATCTCTTGATTTTTGTGCGCGAAGTCGCTCTTGCTTCTTCTTAGCTTTATATTCTTTTAACTCTTCTGGAGTCATTTCTTTCTTTGATTCTGTTTTAACTACCTCTGATTCGTTCACTTCTGGTTTGTTACTTGAATTCGATTTTGACATATTGACCTCTTTGGTTGGTTTCTACTATTTAGTTAACTGGCCTTTTAATTTAACGAAGTCTTTTTCGCTAAATGACGGATCAGCTAATTGAATTTGTTTAAGCTGTATTCTATCATCCATAGATAAAGTTACAGACTGTTTTGTTACTGACTGAGAAGGAGTCTCTACTAATGAAACCTTAGCTTCCTTAGCTTTCTCTACTCCAGTCTTAACAAACTTTTTAGCAAATCTAGGAATTGCTTTTACAGTATCTTCTACTTCTTTAAGAAGCTCTACTTCTGGTCTATTTACTCCTTGTTTAATATCCTGAGCTTTTAAAAAATCATATGTTACTGAGACTGTATCTACTAAATCCTGATTATTTGGATTAAACCAATCTTTATTACGATTAGCAAAATCTAGTTGTTCTTGTGTATACTGCTGCTGTTGTGGTTGTACGACAGGCTGAGAATTTTTTAACGCTTCTGCTTCTATCTCTGCTGCTCTAACTCCACTAACATCACCTTCCATGATAGCTGCATCTTTACGATCCTGTATTTCCTTAATAGCTTTTTGGTATGCAATCTGTTCAACTTTCTTATTATGTTCTAATAGTTGATTTACTGCTTTTTGTAGTCCGTCTATCTTTTCTTCTGCTGCTACTGCACGTTTAGTAGCCTTACGCTTTGCTTCCATAATCTGCCCTACTCGGACAAATTCCTTAGCGTCTACGAAGTTTTCTCCTTTATGTGCTGGATCCCATCCCATTTCAATAGCTTCCTGTTCTATCTCTGAATACTGAGGTTCAGTTGTTTCCGTTTTGGAACTAGCTGAATCATCCTTAACCTCTTCTTTCTTAACTAATCCTAATTTCTCGGCTTCTTCTTGAACCTGCTTTTGGAATAAAAGCTCATTCAAATCGCCCTTGACTTGCTCTTCTGTTCTGACTACTTCGGTTTCTACTTTATCATTCTCTTGATTGTCTGACATAATAACCTCTTTGGTTTAATTAACTTCTTCAATTACTGCTAATATACCGCTATCTTGTATTACTCGACGTTCTTTATCATCTGCATACTTACCTAGCGTTTTACCGGCATATCTTGCAATAACTACTCGATCACCTACTTTAGGTCTTTCGTGTTCTGGATAGTCTATGAATGCTTGAGAGCCTAATTGCTCAATGACTGCTTCTTCTCTAGCCATTGTTTCTCGAGTATTCTCAGCAGCAACTATCATCTGTATTGTAGTACCATCATTGCGTGTAATATTTTTAGTAATCTCTCCAGTCTCCATCTGGATTAAAACATTATCCATCATTACTCTGTGCTTCTTTTGCATCGTCTATAACCCTCTCTTTCATAAATTCATCTAGTTTTAATAACATGTCAAATGTATGAACCTGTCCTCTAAATTCTGAGATTTTATGTAAATCCAGATCCTTGACATTCTGAACATTAATAATAGCTTCAGTAATGTATTGATAAGGAGCTTCTCTATGCTCTTGTAACAATTCTTGAAACTCTCGAGTAACCGGCGATGCTAGCCAGTCCTCTAAGTCCTTCATCTTCATAATTACTCACCTGTTGGAGTAGATGGTTGCTGCTGTTCTTGTTGCATAAGCTGCATTTCGTTCTGTTGCTCTAAATCCATCATAGCGCGTTCATGTTCCATTTCTGATGCACGCATTGAATGCTCAAGTGTCTGACTAATAGCGTCTAGCTGTGTTTTATAATGCTCTAATGACAGCTTAGCATCTTCTGATTCTGCTTTTGCTAACAATGCGACTGCTTGTGCTTTCTTTAATACAATATCAGCTTGTGCTACTGCTGATTTAATCTGAATCTCTTTTTCATTCTGTTGGAGTCTTTCGCCTTCTATATTTAGCTCTTGAGCTGATTTTTCCATATCTGCTTGGATTTGGAGAATCTCTGGAGAAGGTGGTTTCTGTTCTTTAGGATCAGATAATATGCTTTCAATATTCGGAATATTTGTTTGTGCAAGAATAAACCTCGTAGCCTTTACTGGATCAATGCCTGGAGCTAAAGCTATAGATTGAACAAACGCTGCATTCGCAAGTCTTTCGGTATCAGAAGCAAGATTAGGATCAGCTACTGGTACAATACGGACATTCTTTTCATCAAAGTCGTCTTTAGTGACTCGGACAGCTCCACCTTCATATTCAGCAAACTCAGACTCGTTTAAATACGTACCATTAAGTTTAAATAACTGTCTAAATTCTTGTGATAACGAGCGATAGACGCGCTTTTGAATAGAGTCGAATGTTGCTCGACCTTGCTGCATAAGAGCGAGTGTTGCTCCGGTCTTTGCATTCTGTGAGTTCTGTGTGCCGTTCTGTAAGTCTGTAGAAGACGAAAGTTGTTCAGAATGCTGTATCAATAAACCCAATAAAGAGAATAAAACATTTGAAGGCTCGCCATACTGAAGTGGTACTATACCGTCTTTAAGAGCTACACCCGGAAGTGCCTTGACTAACTTAAATTCGCCTTGATCGTGCCTAGAATCAGTAGATGGAAGGACTTTAAGTCTTGCATCCATATACCCAGCTTTCATATTAGCTAGCTGGCCAGCATCTATAAGCTGATTTAATACTGAATTAATAGCTTGGTTAAGATGCAGAAGCAGGACACCAAAGCCTACAGACTGGAATTTACCCTTTGGACTTGGTAAGAAGTGATAGTCTACATATATGTCAATTGGATATATACAGATTACTTTATCGTCTTCTTCCATAATCCCCTTCTCATGGAATCTAGGGACTATACGGAATACTTCGCCGTTTTCTTTCAAGACAGTAACAATATAAGGTTCTGAAATACCATCTTCGTCTAAATCTAAATCTACTTGCTGTTCTAAGAACTCGATATCTTTATTCAGATCATCAAGTTTATGTAATTCGTATAATGCATCTACACAGCTTTCTAAAAACACTGATTGGTCATCTATCTTCTTATTCTTACGAGCCATTACATCGTTAAGTTTAAGGCTGATGACTTCAGTGACTCTGACAGCATCTTTTAAAGATGGTGTATCAGCATTGATGATAATCTTCTTATAATCACACAATCTGGATATATTCTTACCCTTGATTGGATCGTAGTACGTCTTCTTACAGATAAACCCGATCAATGGAAGTAAAAATAACAGTCTGTCTTGTTCAATTTCCCAATCTTGGTATTGAAACAATAACTGGTAATTCATGTAATCAGCAATTCGCTTTCCTTGCTTTGCTTTATTATATTGCGGATCATCATCACCGATGATTGCCGCTTTTACTAACTGCCTATCCTTAAAAATAGCTGGGTATGTTCTTGAAGAGAATTGGATACAGGCATTCGTAATGATAGGAAGCTTTACATTTGAAGAGTTTGGAAGCGGAGTAGACTTCTTTACACACTTCAATGATGCTAATTCTTCGATTTCATCTACATCCGATAACCATTCAGACATAGAGTTCTTATCTTCTTGATAACCGCGAAGTACTCGATCACCTATTGCACGTAATTGTTCTTCATCTAAATCATGGGCTATATTGACAGAGCCGGCATATTTCTTTAGTTTCTTGATAGAACTACTTGACATTTTTTAATTTCCAGTCATCTTCAATTATATCAGCATAAATATATGGATGTATCTTGACTACTAGCTCGTCAGGAAAATCAGGATCTTGTATTACTACACCAACCAACCCGGATTTTTTATACTCTACTATATCCCCGAGTTTGAATTTCATATCTAGTAACCTGTAAATGGATTTCTCTGATCTTCAGAATCATCATGTCTCGGGTTCTTCTCAGAGTATTCTTCTTCTTCGTGTTCTAAGAAAGACTTCGACATATACTCAAATACACAGATTGCGTACATCATTGCATCACATCTATGATCTTCTTGATTCCTTGCAATCTTAGTCGGATCATTAGGATCATATCGGTAAGTTCTTATTTCATTAATCAGGCCTTGACAGTTATCCATAATCTTAAGTGCGCCTGATTCAAACATTGCTCGGATTCTGACTCGGAGAGCATCAGGATCACCTTTAGCTGCCATCAGATTCAGTCCCTGAGCTTCAAAGTATCCTTGGATAGTCTCGCCAGTATCACGAGGTTTTACGGCTTCATGAGGATCGATACCACCGCCTATCCATAGCCCTCTATTCTTTATTGCTTCTGCATGCATAAGATAAACTACCTTACCATGCTTATACTCATCATATACATAATACGTCTGAGTATTAGGATCTTGTGTAATCCAGACTACACCAAAGTTAGCGTGTCCTGGATCCATTCCATAACACTTAAGCCAGTACTCTGGGATCTTAGTTCTTGGTACTATTACAAAGCTTTCGTCTATTGGATAAACTCTGCCTGAACCCATAGCTGCATACCCTTCGGTACGTGCTTCTATATTATTAGGGTCAGTAATCTTCCAGTTAGCTATACAGCTTGCTTTCCATTCATCGTCTAAATGCGGTGAATCTGTCCAACCTATACGCTGTGTATACTTAGAAGGATCTTCTGGATGTGTACCATCATGAGGAAATACACCGTTAGGTACAAACGTCAGGTATGTGTCTCTGAACCCTTCTGTCGGAGTAAAAGTAGCTAGAAAGTGTCCGGGTGGTTTACCATCTTTACCACGGAGACGTGCTAGCGACTCTGCTAAGATCTTTGCATCATCTGGTTCTTCATCGAACGTAATCCATTGTCGTGTAGGGCCTTGAAATTCTGCCCAGCCTTGGGCGTATGTCTTGAACTCACACTTAGACCAGCCATCAAACTTTCCATTCTTATCATAGTGACGGCATCTAAACATACCTATACAGTTCGGTGTTCCTGTCATTGCCCACTTCTGTAGGCGTCCTTGATCGTCTACTAAATCTTCTCTAGGTATAATCCCTGTCCCGAAATCTTCATCTCCAATCCCACCGAATAGAATTTCTTGGAGACCTTCTCGAAGATTCTTAGCTTCTCGAGCGCACATCCATGCGTCTATTGGTCCTACGAATCTATGCCCTGTCCACCATTCTGGATAACGTCCTGTCAGATGCAGGAATGACTCATACGAATTATATACTGATTTTCCTGATCCATTTCCACCAATCAATGCTCTGATTCGGTGTCTAGTTCCTGCTTTCATTAGCTCCATCTGCTTCGGGTAATTAGACCTAGCGTTTGGTCCGTTATCTGTAAAGTAAGACAGATATTTATTATACTTCCACTTCAGGAGAAGTGCATCAGCAGCTTCAATAGCTTTTATAAGCTCTTGTCTGTTGATATTATTTGGTGTCTGATCCATCTTGATCCTCTGGAGTTATATCGATTATGTTATAATTCCCAGCGATTGGATTAGATTTAATTTGATCTGCTCTGGTATTAAAGATATCTAACAGTTCTTGGTCAGTCGCATCAGAATCTATTAGATTAGCATTACCGTATATATTAATCTGCTTATTCTGAGTAACCGCAGGTGCTTGTGTTTGACCATAACCCCAACGCTTTGAGACTATCGCCATACAATACTTATATCCTTTATCATCTCCTGCTTCAAACTTCTCTCGCATCTTCCTAACCCACCAAGCTTCACAACGAGCATCTCCTTTCTCATAAGCTTCATTAAACTCAGGGTATTCTTTCTTCCATCTATTAAAGGTAGTCTTAGCACAGTCTAGGACTTCGTAGATCTCACAATCTAACATTCCTTTAGACATACAATCTAAAAGAGTCTTAGTATACTCTGCTTTATACTCTGATAAGCGTGCCATATAACTCTATTGATTCTTATTTATAATTGTATCTAAAAGATGATTAATACGCTCTTTTATTTCTTGTAAATCACTCCGAACCGGCTCGAGCTTATCATCTAACAGCGTACGGACATCTTGTTCTGTCTGTTTAGTCTGCATCATATCTTCTAGTTTCTCAAGACGCTTCACGTGACCCTTCCAGACGTATAAAAACGGAGCGGATATAAGAGAGAGGATGGTTGCACCGATTACAACTATAGATTCCCAAGACATTCATAAGACCTATTATTATTTGTTGACGCCTTTTACTTTTTCATACGATCTTAACGCTCCAAGCCCGAGAAGACCCATCAGGATTGTATTCAGAGCATAAAAATCAAATACCGGCAAAACTGGAGCAGGATAACCTGTAATGACCACAACATATGTTACTATAGGTTGTACTAAGAATTGCCAAGCGAAAGAACAACCACAAACCCACATGATAAACGGCCTTGCACCACTTACCCAAAGGCTTTCATGTTTAGCTTCTTCAGCATTTACTGCTACTTGTGCTTTAGCTAAATCTAATTCCCCAAGCTTTTCTTGAAGCTCAAGGATAAATTGTCTTTTAAGTTGATCGTCTTTATTGCCCCAGACCTTATTAAGGACGGTAGAGACTAGACCAATTATTGCGGATACAGGATCCATACTAACTCTTCTGTTGATTTATAGGGGTTGTTTTCTTAGACTTCTGTAGAAAACAGACGGTTCTTATATTGTCTTATTACGGTGATACCACTCAAGGAAGTCCATCTCAGAAGGGAAGACTCTGTCTTGGACTTGCATTTCGTATTGAATTGCATGCTCTATCTTATTCGATGCAGAATTAAAGAAACGTCGAGGAAGATTACTATTATGAGTCAGATGAAAGAATGAGTATGTATGAGCTAATACCCCGTCTATAATCTCTGTTTTTGATTTCCAATACATAACACTTACTGAATGAGTCCCCTGTGGTAGACTGACGAACCTGTTATTGTGAGTTTCCGTTTCCCGTTTAACAGGGGTTTATTGTTTTTGCCTATTGTTTGATACCCCCGGTACAACAGGCAAAGCCGGGAAGTTCCGACCTGCCGGTTAAGGCGTAGCTTGGGTATTCTTAATAATTTTATTGTTTGACTGGGTTATCTGAACCAACGACTTTACCTCTTGGAGCAGAAGGTAGCTTTATCATATCGCTATTACATAGTTCACATATTACATGAGTATTCTTATTAACTAAGAACTCTCTCTGGATCTTGCATTCTGGGCATTCGTAATCAAAAATTGGCATACAGACCTCAAATCATGCCGGCTTCTCATAGAAGGTGCCGGCGACCTGCCCTAAGACGTCCTCGGGGCTGATGCTGTCATTGCGACAGCGAACACGCGGAGCATCCCTCTAACCTTATTATACACCATAAATCAAGTTTTGTCAATAGGTAGATGAAAATATATTTTTTATTCTTCTGGGATTTCTATAATCTTACAATCTTTCAAGTCACTACGACATCGACGCTGTTCGTATAAAGCGTCTGCTTCAGCCTTATCTTTGCATCCAAGCTCGATTATGACGTTAGTTGTGTTAGTTTCTAGCTCATATCGGACTCGGTATTTCATGTTAATTGTCCTGTATTAACTACTTTCATTAAACCCCTGAGTAACTCTTGTAAGGTGAGATTACGAAGACGCCTTGAGCAAAGGTTCCTTTCGGGTTATTCCAATCCCCTATTTTAACCCCGAGTCTAAAGCGAAAGCAGGTCGTATCAGACCACTTATGGATATAATAGTATTCATAAGCCTTGACTATCCCGTCTACCTTGACTTCTATGATCTTGAGTCCAGGACTGGACCCACGAGAGTCTCCTACATCCGGGTTACCTGTAATCTTATACTTCTCCTGGCCTGTAAAGTAATAGCCGAGGTATTTATAACCAAAGTAATTCAACGGATTCCTCCAAGCTAACCAGTTATAACGTGTCCAGTAAGCCGAATATCTAAAATAAGGTGAAGTCTCTGGATAATCATTAAGTCTGTCTATAACAGACGTATCTCTACCTACGAAGGGGTCTGCACTATCAAACCATCTTAAGACCCGAGGAAGCTTCCCGATCTTATAGAAGTAGCAGACTGGGAGCAGAATCACAGCCCCTAAGAGCTGGAGAGGGAGCTGGATGCATAAAAATGACAGTATTTCTTTCACTAATCTGTATATAAATTTAATCATCTATCTTCTCTTTTTTATTTCGCTACCACCCGTCTGAAAATGTCCATATTTGGCGGCCTATTTCCTAAGTCGTTTTAAATCGAATTCAACGTATATAGCTAATCTTTTAAGTATGTCAGGGTTATCTCTAGCAAACCCTAGTGCCAAGTTACAATTACGGCATAACAAACCACGAACTTGACCTGTAGCATGACAGTGATCTACAGATAGTCGTTTTCTATAAGACTCTTCGTGCATAGTTTCACAGACCATACATCTATAATTCTGTAGCTGTAGTAATTTATCATATAATTGGAGAGTAATTCCGTATTTTTTCTGATAATGTTTATCCCTGGCCCGTAATTTTTTCAGGCGCCGGCCTTTAGCTTTTTGGATTCTAATTACACGCTGTCTTTGTCTCATAATCCTCGTATTTTTAGACGGCAAGTATCATAATTAACTGTTTGATTTCTATAGAGATATTACCGAATTATGAATCCTCGGTAGCAGGTAGCGTAATTATTGTGTTTTCTGTTTTATAAAGCTTGGAGTCACCCGTAACTATAAACTTTAAAGTAGAAAAACCCCCCATGACGTACCTCTGTAGAGTAGTATTTACCTACCAGACCTTCATAGTTCGCTTAAGCCCTAACAATAGTCGTGTTATAAGGGCTATAGCTTCGCTTAGGATCAACGATCAGTAGACCCTATGCCTACCACCACTGTCTATGAGATCGTGCAACTGAGAGCAACCTTAAGCGTTCTATACTATATTAGGACAGTATGCAAGGATGTGGTTATAGATATCAAACAGCTATACATAAGATCAAACAGACTATACTACATGATATCTAAATAAACTATACTCAACACAATATCTATAGATACTAACAGGTAATAAGAC